AGATTCATCAGGTCTTTGGTTGTGGTTCCAGACTTACTCCGCCACTTGAAATATTCGTTTCCATTATCCCCCGCTTCAAACCACAGATATGAATCGGTGTCTGAATCCGAATCATTTTTAAACCCAAGCTTTGCCCAATCTGTATTTCGAATCCACGCAAGGATTGAGTCATTTTCAAACGTCAGCCCACCCGATAATGTATCACCAGATTTTTTTACATATCGCAGATCAAAATCTGAATAGATATTGCCGGGGTTTATCACACTGAAATAACTTTTCTCGCTATCAAGAAGACAAATTAAGGGAATGCCTTTAATGATATCGTTCGCTACCAGCTCGGACTGGTTCCCCTTATAAAGTGGGAACGAACCAAGAACCCTTCCGCCCAGTGTTAGTTGAAGCGTCGCAGCGTTGGTATTGTTCTGAACGGGGAAAACGATAATCGGGGTTCGTAGCGTCCAGTCCGAGCCTCCATTAACAAAAAACGTCGCGGGAAGTTCCAGCGTCAGTGCGTTTGCAGTACCACCAGCAACACCCGCAATATAATGACCGCTCTGAAGCTGCGCTATCTGTACGAAATAGTTTTCCGATCCACGCGTGGCAAAGTTAGCCACAACGTCATTAAGGGACCAACCTTTCGCGGTTGTTCCTTCCTGCCCACGAATGACTCTCAACACATCACCGCTTACCGATACCAGGTGACAAATCTCAAATGCAGACTCTTTATTATCGGTAAGCGTAATTTTTGCATAGACGCGTTGCTCGTTCGATTTATTTTCAAAATCGGCAGAAAGCAATTTTGCAAATTTAGCCCCTGTACCGGGCATTACCGGAATATCGGTCTGGATCGTGGTGATATCACCAGCCAGTGCTGAAACAACGTTATTGCCGAATCCAAGAATCATTTTTGAATCACTGTTGTTGCATAGGAATAAATAAAAGGGAGTTTTACATATTTCTGGTCAATGGCATCTTTCAGAAAATAGCCTATACCATCGCCATACTCTGGTATCTGAATAGAAAAAACACTGTCCGATACAGTCACACTCACATCAAAAGTATGCTGTAACGGCGGGTCTATTCCGTTTTTTCCATGAATAAACCGCGCCACACGGCGCTTTAACCAGTCAATGCAGAAATGCGAACCGTCAGCCTTATAAAAATTCCACGTTAATATTCGTTTAAAATAATCATCAGGAACATACGATGCCTGCCCCGGAACGTAATTCCGCATTGCTGCATACGGGATCGTATTGTATTCAATGGTATCGTATGCGCCGCGTGCAATAGCCTCCTCGGAAACCTGTAGTAAAGGCCTTTCAACGCCATAAATACCAAGCGCAATCCAGTCCAGCAACTGTCCGGTTATTGACTCCGATGTCCAGCATGGCAACGCCAGTTTATTGAGTGAATCGAGATATTCCTGAGCGATTTCATTGTATGCATCAAAGAACGCAACAATATTCGGATCATCTCTATACTGTACAAATGGATAAGCAGGAAGAATTTTCTCAGTCAGATATTGCATACTTGTTGACCTGAACCTGTGATGCCACCGTCGAAAAATAAGAATAGGTATCGCCATAAACCAGACTCGTATCTTTCGCAGGCGAGACAATATGGCCGTTAATACCAATGCTCACACTAATTGTTGAGATCAACGTCGCATCAACCAGCAGCCTGACAGAACTGGTAAAAATATCCTGGATACGCAGAAGATTTATCGGGTGTCCGACTTCAATTGAATTGATGTAATCAGCAACGTTTTGCTGCACAGCCATAGCAATACCCGCCGGGTCAACATAATCATCAGACACCGTGTTCCAGGTGATTAGCACCATGACGTTTTGTGATGACGGGATAACGAACGGCACCTGATAAACGTCCGGCGAAACGGTTATTGAAACCGTGCGTTTTTCCACTGCCGCACCGGATGGATTGCTTACATCGTTGGTCAGTTTCGAAATATCCGGTACAGATTTGTAAATCGCATAAGCCACGTCATACGGATCACCGCCACCAACAACCGCAACCCATTTCCCCAGCGACGACTGCCGGAAAGAAATCAGGTTTTCGCGCACACCGCTTACTGATTTGAGCATCGCTTTAAAGCAATCCGGTGTTCCCTGCACACCAAACATGCCGGACTCCATGACTTCGGCGCGGTAAGATGCCCACGTTTGCGCCTCCTGACCTGGCATTCCTGCGGTAAGGTTCGTGCATTTTACAGGCTGATCTTTGGGTACCGATGTAATGACCTGAGTTACGGTTCCTTCCGGTACAGCCCATGAGCCTGACGTTATGGCCACACAGTAGACTGGCTCAGTCTGCCCGCTTTCCGGCACCACAGTATCGCGGGAAACTGCATACTGGTAGTTGCCGTCACCGACAACAAATCCTTTAGGGATACCAAACCCCGGCAACGCCTCAAACACCACGTATACCGCCGTATTTGTACTTAATCCCTTCTGTGCTCCATAAATGTTTCCGAGTTGCATCAGTAACGGAATATTCGCGCCATATGGGCTTACGGAGTTAATAAGATCCACCCGCGCCTGGTCTATTAATGCCAGCGCCCCGACAGCCGTGCTGGCAAGGTCTGTAATAAGTCCCGCCGGAAGGTTGGCTGTATATCCAGGTACTTTTTCAGCAACTCTGGTGATAAGATTCGCGAGCAAGTCATTGGGTGGCGTAGGCTGCGCACCCGCACTGGTCATAGTAATTGGTATTTCTGACATAATTAATCTCAAGAGGATTTTATGAAATTTAACTCATTAGGGATTTTGATTAGCTCACTGCTATTTTCTGGTGTTTCTCATGCAATTGATGTCACAGAGAGAATGAATGACATTCAACAATTTGGTAAATGGTATTATGCTGAGTTTACCATGCCTACCACTATGGCTTATCGTATTGGTGTTGAATCCAAATTGCCGCAGGATAAATCAACTTTATTTATTGATATATCACCGTTAACTCAATGTGAGCCCGGTGATGTAACTGTCAATCATTTTATTGGATATAAACAAATGGATTTACCACCGTTCCTTCCTGTAAGCTATAAAATCAGTGGACAACAAAAGCAGGACTCTATAACACCCCCATCTATCAATGAAGGTTACTTGTTCAGTCCTATTAGCTCATTAAAGATTAGTGATTTGTTAAAATCTAAAGGGAAAGGTAGTTTTTCTTTTTGGTACACTCCGCCAACTGAAAGTAAAGAAAAACCACAAAAAATATTCTTCCCATTAGATGGCCTTCCGGAAGCATATAAGGCTGCAATCAATTCCTGTAAAGAAAACATGTAAAATCAGGCAGTGATATTTATGATGCACGCCTTTCTCGAAGTAGGTAAACGCTTTGCTACTTGGATCACCGAGCGAATCAGCTAGTATGAATTCGTAGAAAATCAGGACTTTTTGATTATTTCCCAAAATCGGGAAATAATCGATAGAGGCATACCAGCTAAAGACTACCACCTCATCCTGGACCCCGCCAAAGAACTGGCAATGGTCGAGCGCAACGAAAAAGGCTGCCAGATCCGCCGATACTTCATCGAGTGCGAGAAGAAGCTGCGCGAAGAAACCACCAGCACACAATCCCCTCTGAATGTTGACATCATCATGCGCGTCAGAAACGGCTCCGTTACCCACATTGAGCACCACAAATCAGGCTCAGTTATAACCACAGAATGGGCAATTCACTTACTACGCAAAAGTGGATGGATTGTCATGCCTCGCGATGAACTTCTTAACACGCCACTGGCCCAACTGATGCCCGAAAGCTTGCCTCAAACCGGAACCTGCGTCCGGTAACTGGTTCCGTTAAAAAACACAACATCGATGTTATAGGTGGGGTTCTCTGCCCCATCTACCTTTGAAATGGCCAATGATGCAAAATACCCGGCAAACTGTTGCTGAACCATGTTCACATAGTAGTCCGGGTAAATCTGCTGCACGATGCACTGCTGCGCAGGAATACCGTAATTCGCGTAAAATGGCGACTCCCCCAATCCCAGCTTTAACGTCTGAATGAGCGTCGTCAGCCAGCCGTAGGAGAAATCACCGTTGGCGTCAGATTCTACTGCAACCCATTTTTTGTTGCCGTTCGGGTCGGTGACGCGGCCCCATGTTCTCATACGTCAACCTTTCAAGTAAATTAAGGTGCCGGTAACCAGAGCGGTGCAAATGATCCACGCTACTGGAGTCAGAATATGCCGAATACCCCGACATACTGCGATTATTCTCGCAGCCTTATCAGCCTCTTGTGGGGTTGTCTCAGCCTTAATCATCAAATCGTCTCCAAATTTATCTTTAGGTGCGCTAGAATTTGGTTGCATGAGTAATCTCCATGCCATTACAAATACTGTTCTGTTGATACAAAAAGCCCCGAACTGTTCCAGCAGCCGGGGCTTTCGCTTTATGAGATAGAATTTAAAGTGAAATGAACCGGAATTAACCCGGATTTGGTTGCTTCGACGTGATCGTGCTGCCGCCGCTTTGAACGCCAGTCACATCGTGGCTGTGGCCGCTGGCGCTCACGCCGTTGATAACTGCATCTTTCTCGACCTTAAGAGGGCCAATCAGCGAAGCGGTTGTATCCTTCATCTGGGCTTTGTCCTGGACGATCGGTCCGTTGAGGTGAATTTTCCCGTTCAGGAAAATATCTTCGGCCTCAAGGTAAACAGCTTTCGACTTTTGCCTGATTTCTTCCGGAGCCACCGTTACCGAGCTACTGCTGTCCTCTGTTTTGAGGATCGCGCCATCCGGACCGTACAAAACGATTTTTTGCGGATCTTCGTCGGACCAGTCCTTGTTTGCCAGTGGCACGAAAAACAGTGGAGTGAGCGACATCGAGTAAGAGAGCGTCGCCATACCGGTTCCCAATCCGGACACACCGCGCAGTGATACATCAGCGGCAATTGTTACTCCTCGATCGCCCGGCTGTATCGGGTAACGAATATACGGGAATGTGGCGACAGGGATTGTTATCTGCGGAAAATTGATCCCCTCCGGCAGCATATCAAACTGAACTGTCACTATCTGCCCACTGACATCGACAACATGGCAGGGCAACTCGCGGCCTTTCATATCCATTCTTGAGCGAGTGTGCTCATCAATCAATGTTGACAGAAGTCGCGTCATTGAATGTTTTTGAGCATTAGACATTCCCGCACCTCCGATCAGTTAAATGCATCAGTGTTAATTATTGCCGCCGCAGTAAACACTGTAACCCATGCATCGCCATCTGCCGTTAAAAACGAACCGATATGGCGGACTGACGTAATCTGAAATAACCCTGAAAATGTTACCAATGAATTAGTGAGCGCCGATGACTGTGTGATAGCAGACATCAAAATGGAGGATGTACCAGAAAACATTCTTTCTGGAAGACTGACAATATCACCACAGCAAATATCCCCACGCAGCGGACACTTAAAGGTCATTTCCAGAGGCGCCGACCACGTAGGTTGCCCAAGTAGCTCCCATGCCTCTATTTTTTTTGGTGAGCTGCTTTTTGTGTTATCAAATATACGAATAGTGCCTGACTGAACTGTTATTCTGACTCCGGTGTAACGTTCATCACGAATGATATTTAATGACCAACTTCTAATCGCCGCTGCCAGTGATGTGATGTTTTTATATACTATTGGTTCATCTTCTGAAAGGATAAGATTATCACTTATAGTGCATTCTATTTTTTTATCAGGAAAAGCGTCACACAACACACGAGTAAGCACGTTCCCCAGTGTCTCTCCTTTCTTGCCGTAACCACAAATAGAAATCATTTTCCCATCAATTGTGCGCGTTGGAGTTGGATTAATAATAAGATTCAGCGACTGATTAGTTCCAATCCAGTTCCCATAGGCTGCCAGTACTTCTCCATTAATAATTTCTCCCTGCTGTGACTTATTAGCTAACGGTAAACCATCGGTAAAACCTGCATACAAACTTACGAGACATCCTTTCAGATTAACTGCCTGAGTTAGCATACTCATTGGCAATCCGTAGAGCGCCAGCATTGTTCCTGATGTTGTGACATCATATCCAACCACAGTAACATCAAACTCAATATGCAAAGCGCATCCTGGTGTTTTACTGCTATCAAACGGACCAATTTTATTATTGTTCTTGTCCACAGGTGGTTGTTGTGTATCTGGTTTGGTAATAATAAGTTTATAATAACGCATCAGGAAATCTCGAACTGGTTAGAACTGGCGCGATAAACTATCTTTCCCGGAGCAAGAGGTAACGCCAGATTAATATCAAAATTATCAGGTGATGGCACCACAGGAACAAAACTGATTATATCCCCATTTTCATTCTGTAATTTCAAATAATAACGTTGTGCATAAATATTATATGGCAGAGTTGCCTGAATGTTTACTCCGCCAACTGTTGCCATGAAACTGAATGGTTCATCCATCCCGGGGGTAAATACAATTCTCTCTTGCATATATTCCCTTTTAAAATTTTGGTATTGGAGGGATTAAATCGCCATTAGCTTTCCATGTCGCTTTCCCCGGTGTTCCTTTTTCAAACTTGCTCATAATATTGTTGAGTGTTTGCGTTACCGATGACGTTGTGATTAGTGGTTGCTCAAACTCTATTTGCCAGGTGTGCTGAACTTGTTTATTTTGTTCGGAAAGCCCTGATACATCTATAAATGATCGCATCAGGCAGTCTGTATAAATATATGAAGGAGTTAATACAATATATCTTCCTCCTTTGTCATTATGCATTTCCAGAAAAATTTTCAGTGCTGCAAATGTAATTCCTTTTGTAATGTATCCGCCATCTTCTGTTGATACCGGACGAACCATTTGCATAACAACACGATTAGGTTTCTTTACTACTGAATTTGCAGCTGTAATCTGGTTGTAAAAATTCAGATTACAAATATCCTGCTGAATTAGTGTTGTTCCAGGCATAGGAGTAAATGCAGCCGTCGCTCCATTCAACTTTCCATGCAGCAAGCCATTTACAATACTTAATCCCTCAGTGAATAAAGCAACAGGAATTATTCCACCCGGTATTTTTTCCGCAATTCCACCTTGCAAAAGGATAGGAGATGTCTGAAACGCAAGTTTAAAAACACTCCCCACAACCCCCAGCGACATAATCACCTCGTCAAAAATTGTTGCTGGCCCACAACCTGGGCATCGAAGTTATCTCCAGGTTTTCTAAGAATCTCAAGCTGAATAAGGGCGCGCCCGTCAGGATTACTGGCAAGTACCTGCTGGGCATTTAGTAATTTACCTTCAAGCATCGGCCTCTGCTCTCTCATGGCTGGTATCTGTGCCATGAGCTTAAGGAGATAATCCACTGTTTCACTTTTAAGTCTCAGGGTATTATCTTTACCTACAGCAGCATTGCCTCCATTATACTGGGCCAGAACTTTTGCAATATCACCACCATAACGCTTCATGCTATCAGTAAGATACCTGGCGGCTGCATGTGTTGACTTTATTGGATCAAAAACATCATTTCCCACCAGCCCATAAGCTTTTGCTGTTTCTGGAATAAATTGAAATAAACCTTTTGCACCAGCTTTGCTTATTGCATTTGGATTCCATCCTGATTCTTTTTGGGCTATTGCCGACATCATATTCTCAGGTAACAATGACGCCCGATTTACCTTTCTTACATATTCCTGCAATCCGTTTGCAGTCGCCACTCCCGGAATATCCATAGCGATTTCAGGCGTTCCCTGAACGGTATTTTTACGCCCAAGATCGGTATCAATACCTATCCAGCGAAGCGCATCACCAACATTTCTCTTGGTGTAGTCCCATGATGAATTTGCCGAGGCAATGATATTCTCGTGATCTTTATACGCATAAGCACCATAAGCCATTGCCGCAGAGATCAACGGATGCCTCATCATCGCAGTTACAACCGCACTCGCCACGCCAGTGAAAGCCCCACTTCCTCCGGCAATAACCGCTGCCCCAAAAAGCCAGGGATGCTCCGCCGCAAAGCCAACAAACCCGCCAAGTGCCTTAGTGACCTTTGCAACATTTCCGGCGAAATTATTCAGGTCGTTATAAAAATCCGGGCTATTTACGTACTTACCAAGTTTATCCAGACCCGTTTCAACATCCGTCAGAATCCTTTTAAAGTTCTCACCGTTCATGAAATTCAGGGCAGCATTCGTGATGCCATTAGAAATTCTGATTAAGGGATATGCATTCCCGGCCAGCGCCCCCTGAAATCCACTGGTAAGCCGATCCCAGTTATTTTCTAAGTTACTGGTAAGATTCTGATACTGACTTGTATGTCCAGATGTGAGCAACGAGTCATTCTGAGAAGCCCGCAATAAAAACTCTTTATTGAGTTCAGGTATTTTGTCCTGATATTTGACTAACTGGTTAGTAAGACCAAAATTTACCCATCCAAGCCCCATTCCTCTGAAATTGCTCTGGGTAAGACCAGTTCCCTGATATTCCTTTGCCAGCGCTGCAACCTTTTTCAGGAATACAGGCAGGTTTTCAGTCGCGTTTTTATCAGGATTAAGCCCCAGATTAAGCAGGCCGACACGGGCAGGATGCGCTATATCATTTTGTGCGGCTGCCAGTGTATTGAGCACATTGCCAACACCGGAAAAATAAGGCGAATAGGTACTCTCTGCCGCCTTTAATTCTCCCGGCGTTGCCATCAGCTCATCTGCATTTTTCTGTTTCTCTACAACATTACGAGCCATCATGCCAAAGCCAAACGGCCCGGCAACGCCCATAACCGCAAGTTTTGTCCCCCACGATACGGTAGTTTTAAACAGGTTGTTTAATCTCGAAGTGGTCGTCCGTAGCGTAGAATTGATCTGCTTGTAAGTTTTCAGCGTCTGTTTGGCGTTTTTCCCCAGCCCGCTGAGGTACTTATCAAACATCGTTTCGCCGCGACCTTTATAGTTGCTCACCAGCGAATCAGGTGTTTTTCCGCTGCCAACAAAGCGCCCTTTTTCATCCCTTAAACGTCCATCAGTGGACGCAGTCGGAACTGGAGCAGGTGAAGATGGTTTCCTGGGAGCCTGATTGGCTTCTCCGCCTGTAGTTGTCTGCCGGGCGCCACCTCCCTGACCTGTATTTGAAGGTATTTTAAGCGGTGTCCCGGCAGGGCCAATCATCAACCCGTTGCGATATTTTTCAAATACCGCCTCGAGTCGTTTGAGTTGTTCCTCATTAATGTCCAGCGTAAGAACTGGCATCTGATTACCAGCCATCACAATACTCCTGCGGGATTTTTAAATTTGAGCAGCTCGCGAAACTGAGCTGCTGTTTTTACATTCAAACCGGAATCTGCACAGATGTCTCTGAATCCGGCTCCGGCTGAGTAGTCGAGGATGTCGCTAATGATGTGTTCACCGTCGCGCCAGAACTGGCGGCAGACTTCAATGTCGGCAAGGAAGCAATCCAGTCCGTAAGATTCAAGGATGAGTATTGAGTGCTCCAGATTCCATTGACCACATCCAGAGTCCCTTTCGCCTGCTCCGGCGAATTTATTGACGAGACGCATGTAAAAAAAACGAGTTCACCCGCAACATCATCCAGCTCAACGATTTCACGCTCCAGCGCCATATCAAGAGGGATTGTGTCGTAACCTTTGCCCTCCACCGGATAAACAAGGTTTGCCAGGCGAATTATTTCGTTCACCAGCGTATTACGAACTCCCTTATCATCGTCCCAGATACCGGAATCACGCGAGATCCGCTCCAGCATCAGAAAAGCAACGCGCGGACCCGCAACGACGCCAAGACCTTCAGAAAAAATGGCAGAAAAGGTTTTACTCAGAATGAAGAAATGCTCTTTAAACACCTCTTTGCTGATCGGCGTGGCATGGATCCAGCCATTACCCTTTTCTGTCCGGACAGGAATAATCAGATTCAGATTTCGGGAGATTTTCATACCAGATCCCACATTTCAGAGTTGATGTAATACGTACCGGTAATGGTGATGGCCACACCCGGCTCGCCCCCGGCGAAGGTCATATCCTGCACATTGGTGATCGCCGTGTTATAGATATCGAAGTCACCAAACACCGTGCTGTCGCTATACACTTTTGCGTCGCCGATCGTGGCGTTTTTTTCCCATTGCGCCTTGAATTGTTTTCCCAGCGCCTGGCTACGCAGCAGATGAACACGCGCCTGTAAAATCATGTATGGCTGCGGCGACTGCACGGCTCCCGTCATAGCGGGTAAAAACTCCGTGATATTGCCCTGAAAGGACAATTCGACGCCTTCTTTTGCCAGAAATGAGGCGGACACATTCAGTTCGGAATGAGAGGTGAATTTAACGCTGGCGCGAACCCGGTTAAGGGTGCCAACGGGGATCATTGGATTAGGCACGGTTCAGTCCCTCACGAAAGCTGCATTGTCACATTGATGTTAAAAATGATTTCGACAAATCCACGCATCGGCGTATAGGTGGCCGACAGGCCTGCATAACGCCCGATACCGTAATCATTCGGATTGGTGTTGATATACTGGCGGAAAGACACTGCATCGACGACAGGCTGGCCGTTGACCAGGCCGTAAGATACGCCCGTATTGAACACCGCCTGCGCGACCTGCTGCAGACGGTCGATCCCGTCCTGGTTGTAGTAAAGCGGGTTAATTGGGTTATTGCTGCCGTTGATCACCGTGTTGGCGAGCTGCATATCGACATTAATCTGCACCCAGTCCACGGAATACCAGTACGTCATATCGTTACCGTCACTGGTAACGCCTTTCACCAGAATCGTGTTGGAAATTCCACCCTCAGCCCCCGTGTCGACATAGTTAATATTCTGCTTCGTCATCGTGGCCAGAATGGAATTTTTGCCCTTGTGAGCATTTACCGCCTGCAGATAGCGAAATGCCATCGGCGGCACCTTGTTGATTTCTGAAGGTGATGCGGAAACATAGTTCCACATTACGGCTGCTGCCGCGTTTGTCGCCGGGTACGTATCATCCGCCGTTGCAATAACCGACTTAATACCGGCATAAGGCGAAACGTAATTCGTGTCGTCCGGCGTTTTCGTCAGCACGAAAAAATACTGCATCGCTTCGTTGGCGGTGTGGAGTTTTGCCAGACTGATAAACTCTGCGTCACCATCCCACGGCTGCGGCACCAGATACGCATAAAAACGCAGGAGCGGATCTTCCATATAAGCTTTCAGTGCAGCGATTTCCTTACTGACCCCGCCTTTCTGTACTCCCAGCTCCAGCAGGTAAATCCCAACTGAATTTCCCTGGGCAAAAAACGTGTTTACTGCCGTCACCAGATTTTCACTGCCGACAATGGAAAACTGCCCCAGTGTCACTGGCGAACCGGAAAGCTGAGAATCAGCAATCGTCCAGGTCAGTGTTTTTTCATCCGTGACGGTAGCAGTATATTCGCCATTCCACGCGTCGGGCGAACACCCGGAAACAACAATTTTCACCTCAGAACTGTTTTCGCGTCGGATGTTGCTCCCTTCCGGAAGCGTCATCGTAACGGTGACGTTTGCCGCAGATTTTCCTGCGGCAGCCGCCGACAACGCAGCAATCGGATTTCTTACCAGATCGTTAATATCCTGATTGCTGGTGAGTAATACAGGTTTCCCCGGCTCATGAGTCGTGGAGCCAAACGAGAGAACCGCAGACATCTGCTGCAAATTCGAGGGAATGGCCCCGATGGTCTGGGACACATTCACCGTGACGATATTAAACCCCATTATTTAACCTCATATTTACAAATAACTTTTTCAATCAACTGCCGGGATATTTCCCGGGCGGTGCTCTGGTAGTAATTCACGTCAAAATCGACAATCTTTTTCTTCGCCAGAGCGTTGATTTCAACCTGTCCCGACTTTGCGTCCTGAACCACCGGAATATTGGTTACACCAAACTTTTCCTCCTCCAGCGCCCTGTTCACCACCGAGTCGACAAGATCCAGCGCCATTTTGTTGCTGAATCCGTAAAGCGTCAGGCGAACCGAATCCTGGACGAGCTGGAATCGCTCACCACCGAAAACAACGGGAGCCACCTGCAACGGAATACTGTTGCGAACATCCACCGCGATATACGGAGGACGAAGGTTCTGCGGTACCAGGTAAGACGGATACACGGTCGCGGCATCTTTCATTTGCAGCCAGATCGGGATGCTGTTGGAGATGATCTGCTCGTCGCTGATATCCTCCTCGCAGTCGATAATCTGAGAGCGCATGGTTGGTAAAATCGCCATACCGCGATAATGAAAAATACCCGACTGCTGATAACGGCTCTCCATTCGTGAAAAAGCGAACTGGACGCCGCCGTACTCACCGAGATAGATCGCATCGGGATTTTCCACATTAAAATCATCAACCTGCTGAACAGGCGTGAAAATAATGTTGTTCACATCCTTCGAGACAGACTCGTCCTGAATCGCAATAACCTGACGATGCAGGCTGCCTTTGATTTTCAGACGAGTTGGTGACTCAATATTCAGGCGACACAGTTCATCGCAACTGATGATTTCCGCATTAACCCAATAGACAAAGCCATCCAGCGGCAGAACCTGCCGGACATAGAGCCTGAACGTGATTTCCTGGTCTGACGAGATGGTTTCAACTGCGGATTTAAGAACGGACGAGAGCTGCGAACTGTGCTGTTCGGCTAATTCCTCAAGACTCGGCATTATTATCTATCCACGCTATAAAGCTGCCCTTAAACAGGCCGCCGTCTATGAATGACGGACGCCGCTCTCCGGTATATTTGTCCTTAAGCCTGGAGTTAACGCCCAGTAGCGCGGCCTGAGTTGGCACAGGGTTTCCGTTAATCGTCATCCCGGCCATTTCCTCGGCTTCCAGAAAACGGTGAAAAATCCCGCGGATATCGCCCATAACCTGCACAGGTGGCAACGGCACTTTATTTTTGAGATGGCGAATGAGCTGGAACGCAACCATCTCCCCTGCCTCCTGGATAATCTCGTCCTTATGCATTTCCCAGAAGTGCGTAAAAATTTCGTATCGTTCCTCGAGGTCACAGGCCACGTCGAACGTGGTTTTTCCCGGTTCGTCGCCGTAGTCATACGGCTGGTCGACAACACCAAAACAAAGTTTCATGGCGAGTACCCCCATACCGTGCCCATCTGCATCAGCACCGCAACAACCTGTCGTCCATACGGATCCTGCAACATCTGCAAATCCAGCAAAGACAGATTACTCAGCGCGTCGCTGATGGTGATCGAGCCCGATGTCCCCTGGTCTGCTGCCGCGCTGACAAGCCCGGTAGCCAGTTTCCCAAGGTTGAGTTTTTTTCTCAGGTCGGCAAACCACGAGCCGGGGGCGAAATTCAGGAGAAATGAGGCGGCAGCGTTATAAACCGTTCGCACATAGATGATGGGTAAACGCTCCAGCCCCTGATCGTGAGGGATTAGCTCCATCGCAGACTGAAAGCAACATTCCAGCGTCGGATCATCGTCAGCAATAGCATGAACCGGTACTTTCATGTCGTCACGAACAAAGCGAATAAATCCCTCCAGTGACGGACGCAAGGTCATTATTTTTTAACCTTAATATTTCGCTTTGTGCTGGGCGGATTTTCCTGTTCAGTGTTAATCGCTTCCCCGGTGATTTCCATTTCAATACCACCCGGTTGAGGTTTTTCGCCACTCTGAATCACTGCCTGATCCACTGCGTTATTCAGCGATACGGCGCTGGCTGCGAGAATTTCTTCTGACAGGGATTCCAGATTTTCCGTTTTCTGCTCCGCGCAATCCTCAATGCGACCGACGCTCACAGGTTTATCGATGGAATAGCAGATACCGGAAAAATTCTTGTCCACCTTGTCACAACGCTGGAATCCGTAAGGCTCATGCTGTCGGATGATGTGGTCGATAATATCGGACTGATTTTCGATCATATGCTGACGTCCGGACGGAATTGTCACACCGAACGACTGCGCTTTTTCGGGGAGTTTATAGTTGAACGTGTGCGGCTGACGTGAGCAGTTAGCGATGTAGAGTTTCATAAATTTTTCCCACAAAAAAGGGGAGCATTTAGCTCCCCGCGTTATCAGGTTGAACGTTTATGCGTATTTGGCAGACAACAGGGTGATCCCCTCCGGGCGGAAGTTCCAGCCCGGCGTCGCGCGCATGGTATACAACGTGGTCAGGCCGCCATCCGGCATAGGGGACGGGATTTCCGTCGGCGCTGCCATGTCGCAGAACATCACATTGACGGCCTGCTGGTTCGGGATCAGCGTGGAGAAAATATTGGTGTTAATGGCGTGACGCGCTTCCGGAACCTCAATCGTCGGGTTCGTAACGATAATCAGGTCATTACCACCAGCGCCTTTACCGATCAGCGTGTCATCCTGGCAGAAAATGATGTCATCGCCCGTCGCCTTATCAGCGACGTCTTTAACCACCGTTCCCACCGTTCCGCTACCGCCACCAGGGCGCTGGTAACTGGTCAGCTCAACAATTCCTGTCCACTCCAGCGCCTTCATGAATCGCTGTGGGCTCAGAATGACGGTCGTTAATGGCTGCCCCAACAGCAACATGCGGGTTTTCTGGTCAGCAATCAGGCCAAGCATAAATTTAGCCATCTCGCCGGAATCCCAGGTGGTATATGAATCATTCCCTTTGCTGTCGTTGCCCAGATTCAGCGTCACTGCATTCGGGGAGTTGGTGATCCCCTCGTTATTAGCTGCATTCACACCATACAGCAGCATATTACGCAACATTTGAGCGTGTCCCTGGCGGTTAGCCAGGCGCAGGCCTTCAATCAGAGAATATCCCCAACGATCTGCTGCATCAGTATCGAGATAGCTGTATTGCGAGCGGGAAGAAATTCGGTAAGTCATCATCCCGTCATAGCCGCCAGAGATACTGGAAGACGGTAACTGGCCTGGCAGAGACTGGCCGACCTGCGCCTGCGAGGTCATGCGCAGATATTTCTGATAGACCATCAAATCACTGGAACTGATTTTTACCGCTGGAGCACCGCCAGCCAGGACTTCAAACGCACCGGAAGCCATGCTCTGTTGCACGATCATTTCCGGCAGCACCATTGACGGCGACACAATAGTAGTCGCAGGAGTAAATGCGCTCATTAATTAATATCCCCTTAAATTAAAAACAGGCCGCACGGTTTGCCGTTTTCCCAGACAACGTTACCGCCATCCTCTTTTTTCACCGTCAGGTTTCCGTCAACTGAAACCATCAGCAGCTTAATATCCACTTTCGGATTAGCTCCGGGTGATCCCGAATAAACATCAACCATGTTTTTCGTCAGATCCCACACAAAACCACTGGCAGCAACAGTGTTATTGCCATCAGCCAACGCAACAACTTCTGCACTGACAGGGAGAGGAATGCGGGCACCTGAGCCAACGCGGTAATAGTGAATAAAGCCACCCGCGAGATATAACGGCACCGGATTATCCGGCGTGGTAATGCCATGAAATGCCTGATTAAAGACAGTAAAGGCGTTACAGGCGTCCTTCGTGGCTTGCTTAATTACCGCGCCGTTAACGCTGTCTTTCGCGGGAGCAATGCACTCCATAACTCCAACGCCACCCCATACCGGTTCAGTGATTTTGCTGTCCAGTCGACCGGAGCAAAGTTGCAGACGAATTGCCGGATCATCCTGCGCATCCCCCTGCATCAGCCCACGGGATTCGACGTTAAAAAGGCCACCAAACGCCCCACGGTTTTTAAACGGATGAAAGTTAATATCAGCCATTGTTCAGGCTCCCTTGAGTGTTAATTTTTGCCAGACGACGCCCCGGAATTTTGAAGGCACTCAGCCAGACGTTCGGATCGCCCTGATATTCAGTAATGCGACGCCCGGCTTCGTCGTTGCGGATGCGTTTATGCAGTTGCCCCTGCGTACTCATCATTTCTTTTTCGATGGACTGACGGGCGGCACTGAAAATTGCGTCTTCAAGCACAGCCAGCGTTGCAGAATCCGCAATCGCGCGAATATTGACGTCCTTATGTGCCGGAGAGTGTTTCTGCATAGCGATAAGCGCACGCTTGCGGTAGTCCAGCGCATTTTCACCAGAAAACGGTGCTGGCGCGTTTTTACCGCAGGCACTGAATGCAGAGTCGGCTTTTCCTGCGCTTCTGCCAAGGCAGAATCATTGCGTTCTTTTTCTGCCTCCTCGTCGGCCTTACGCTGTTCTTCTGCTTCGGAATCAGCCTTTGCTTTCTCCTCAGCGTCTTTAGCTGCCGCCTCGTCAGCTTTGGCTTTTTCTTCCGCCTCCTTTGCCGCAGCTTCATCAGCTTTACGCTGTTCCTCTGCGGCTTCATCGGCTTTGGCCTTTTCTTCGGCCTCTTTTTTCGCCTGCTCTTCAGCATCCGCCCGCGCTTTGTCCCGCTGTTCCAGTGAGTCCATGCGCGTGACTACTCCATCGATTTTCTGATTAATGCCGCTCAGGGCATCGTTCACCACCCCCTGTAACAGGGCCTGGAGTTCTTCTTTTTCCATCTCAATTTCACCTGTATTTGTCACTTCAACCCCTGCGGGGATCCGGTCTTTATCCCACACGCCCAGCGAGCCGTGGTCTTTCGTCACCAGGGCGATGTGATCAACAAGGAAAGGAACGCCTTCGATTAAAAAATTGGTGTCACCTTCCTGTACTTCCACATTTCCTGATGTGCTGTTGAACACCACCGACGGGCTTGTCGAAACATCCCCCTCGGTGATTTCTTCAACAATGCTCTGGAGGTAAACGCGGCACACCGCCCATACCTCATCACCCCGGATATACGGCAGCATGACGCTACCGACGATCCGCGATTTAAAGTCCTCCTCCGTCAGAACTGCGTCGTCAGGATGGTTTGCGATAACCGGAAGGCCATTGCATCGCCTTAAAAACTCCTCGTTCAGATAGAGCTTTGGATCACGCCAGACGTGCTCTTTCAGCCCGGCGCGATAGGCAAGCCCGGTTCCGGTTATTCGCAAATTCACCAGCCACATGTTGGAGAATTTCACCGGAGACGGTACGGTTCCGTCCCTGATGCGTTCTGCCACTTCAAGCTCGGTTAAACTCACGTTTGCCCTTCTCCGTTAAAAATTCGTCGGGTAGTTTCTGAGGGGCGTAGATCGGCAGTGCATCGCAACTGCAATAAACCTCCTCCCCGGCAGCAGTGATTTCGTCATAAAAACCATATACGGGCTTAATCAGCCCCTGCTCCAGCGCCCACGAATCGCGGAGGAGATAAATTTTCTCGTCGCGCTCTTTGTGGTCCTGTCGGTATTTGTAGCCCGGACGCCGCCAGTTAGAATGCCAGCGCAGAGCAATCGCTCCACTCTGAACAGCCAGCAGATACTTAACGTTGCTTGCCAGCTTATGCCCCTGGTCAATTGCCACCCGACGACTGATAAAATCCATATCCTTCACGGATTTCTGAAACCCGGACTTCACTTCCCGGCGATCAATTTCGCTCACCCCGTCAGGCGGAATGGACGTAACCCACCCCTGAAAACGCTGTATGGTTTTCTCGATGGCCTGTTCGCGGTTGAGTTTTATCAGGTTGGCACTGGCGAAAATTCGCCTGTCGAGTTCCTTGCGAAACTCAGGTTTCAGTTTTTCAACAGTGATTTTTTTTGGGCCGTCAGGAGGCTGATCCCGTAATGCCCCGCCGTCGATGACAAGACGGCTGTAGATAGCGGTGAGGTGTTTTCTGGCTACGGTATCATCAGGGGTTTCTCGCTGAGCGGCTACACGGAGTTTCCGGCACCATTCGAGCAATGATTTTTCGCTATCCCACCCGCGATTTACGTAGTAGTTAACGGCATCCGTCAGAACCTCATACAGCGTCCTGATCCGTTTCTTCTTCCTCACCGCCCGGCTGGAAATTGCCATCAGGCGTCTCCTGCTTCGGTGGTTCATAATTCGCCAGCGCGTCCACATCAATGATGAGTGGAGCTTCGCCATAGGTTTGCGTGGCATTAACAAGGCTTGCCAGCCATTCAGCGAGGGCGGCGCGGTTTTCAGGATCAACCTGTGGCGACACGGCAGAGAAAAGTGCTATCGCCTGTTGAATCACTTTACTGTCGCTTTCCCGGCGTTTGTCCGGCGACTCCTCAACCAGCTCCTGCCACGTCGCGGTAAATTCACGTCGCCACTGGTAAAACGTGGTTTTATAGTCGTCTGTTATGATGTCCGGGTAATCATTTTTCAGCGACTGATAAAATTCCTCGTTCCAGGCGATGTACTGCACCAGGCGTTCGAAATAATCCATCACAGGTTCAATCTGCTGGCGTACACCATCGATATACTGGCTGATAGCTTTCGAGTCCTCCTTACCTTCACCGAATCCGTTACTGAACGCTTCTTCCTTGATAATAATGGCCGGAACGTCACTCCCGGCGGCAATATCAGCAATGATGTTGTCGCGGGATGTATTCAGCGCCCCGTCGATGTTTTGCAGGTTCAGTGAACTTACGTCTTCGTCTTTTCCAATACTCAACACGCCTTTATTTTTGGCGGCTTTCACGTTTTCCCTTTTACGCCCCGTGGCAGCAGCCATGATCCCGTCAATTTTCGAACCGTTCTGCACAACTTTAGCCACCAGTACGCCTGCCTTCTGGCTGACGAGATCATTCGCCTCCATCGTATTGATATAGGATTTCAGGGAATAAAGAACTCGCTGAAACACGCTTCGCCCGGTGAATCCGAACGATGAACTCTGAAACTCCAGATAAATCGGTGTGCCGTTGAAGATTTTCAGTGTGCGTGACGGATGCCAGTCTTTTCCGCCAATCTTCAGTTTTTTATTGGCTTCCTGGAAAAACGGGCTGTTGGGGTTCTGGTCAGTCACCATCGAACCGGAAGCGTTCAACGGGTCCCACGCGTTGATATACACGTCATCTTCTGTCAGTCCGAACGTCGGAAGCGGTTCACGACATGAAACACTGTCGGTGCCCACGCCGATCGCTGCGGCACCGTAGCAACGAGACAGAAAAAACAGATTTTTAATCTTCTCGTTAACCTTCATACGTTCCCATACCTCCTGGAAACGCCGCACAACCCGCTCGTCAGGGTCTGTCTCCACGTTGTACTGGCGCGGCTTACACATCGCCATAAGTATGGGTTTTTCGACAAGTTTCCCGCCCAGCGGGTGGTACTGCCACAGCAGTTTACACAGTTCATAGCCAATGTCGGTTCCCGGCTGAATTTCTTCAGCCTCAAGAATGCGCATCAGCGAAGAACTGAGATTTACAGAAATCTCGATCTCAGCCATCAGAAAAAAATCCAGATTTTTACAATTCCGCGTAATTACCGTGCGCGATGATCAATCCATAGGTGTAACAATCGAAAAGGTCATCAGCACGTTTATGCGCATCTTTGTCTGCCAGGTGGAACCCGGCGATTTGTTTTATGAGGTGGTTTGCGGTGGTGCGTTTGAATGAAACGGTCTTGTCGTAAGCCTCCCGGACGATTTTGCACATCCCCTGATAGTGGTAGCTGGATGCCATCACCGCCCGTTCGTCTTTGCCCTTGCTGGTTAGTGCCGATTTAATCGGCGTCATATCCCAGCCTTCGGTTTCCGCCTTCTGGTTGAGAATTGCCCCCATCGCGGCGTCTTCCATAAAAATTCCCTGGCTGCCCAGACGCGGACGGCATAATTTCGCGAGGCGCTCGAGGTTGTCATAAACGCCGGGGATATATTCAGGAAGCAATGACGCTTTAATTTGCGTCACATCCCAGTCAATAATCGTCAGTTTTGGCTCGTCCGAATACGTTGACTCATAAGAGAAATACACCACGCCAGTACCATCATTTTCGGTCCCGCCTTTCAGCGCCGTATCCATCACTGCGAAAATCATGTCGCAGTACAGCGGCATCTCAATTGGTTGGCCGTCCACCAGCAGCTTATCGACATCGAGTAACGCGTCTTTGGACCAGTCCACGAACTCTGCAAGATATTCCTGCTGCCAGACGCGCGGATCGGATTTCTTCTCCGTTTCCTCCAGTTCTTCTTTCGGAATATACGGATTCGATGAAGTTGGCGCATGATGCATGACAAATCCCAGGGATTCATCGTGGCATATCGCGTAGAAAAAATTGCTCTCGTCGATACCGTTTGGTGTGGAAAATACCCACGCACAGCCGCGGTAATCGACAAGCGTCGGGCGTATCGCTCGGGGCCAGATTTCCTCGAGCATTTCCGGCGATTTAGTGAATGCGGCCTCATCAATCAGCACAGCGTGATATTTACGCCCACGCCCGGCCAGTTTGTTATTGTCCGTTACCCAAAAGTCGATGCGCCCCCCATTACGGAGAATGATGCGCTTTTCATTTTTTGACTGACTGAGGATCAGCGGTTGCAGAACGGCGCTAATTTCATCCCAGATTTCCTGGTACTGGCGGTATTGCGCGGTAAAAATCCCCACCCTACCCGCGATAAGTTGCCCGGTGGTAGGAACGGCAAATTTCCGCGTCGCGAAACTGGTAGCGATGTTTACCAGCATCACCGTTTTACCCCAGCGACGACCACAGCATACCGCGTGGAAGCGTTCCTCTATTGCCGCCGTCCATGCAGCTATTTGCCCCTCATGAGGTTTTGGGAGGTAGATTTCAATCGACATTATCCACTCCCGGCATCGGCAGAGAGTTGTGGATAATTATTTCGTTATTCTCACCACCCACGCCTTTTTTGAGGTTTTCAATCTCAGTGCGCAGCTTTTCGTTGCGAAGCCTCAGTCCTTCAAGCTCCAGATCATTGCGACTGTCAGTTGCACCACCAGCAGAACTTCCTTTCGTCGCCATTATCAGCTTGATAAGTTCGCGCCGGGCGGCAGCCTTATCCTCCAGCAGGATCTCAACACCAAATTTCCCGAGTTTTGCCCCTGCATATAATTGTCGCGCATCCCCATCAAGCAGAGTGGTATCAGCCATATAAAGCTGTCCCGTTCCCTCACCGCAGCACTTCGGGCAGTCCGGATTGGGTATGGCGTTATCAACAAAGCCAAGGCCTCCATATTCCGGCTCGGGTTTGCCATCTCTGGAGGCCTGTGCCGCTGCCTTATCGAATTCTGCAATATCACGCCACTGGTAGAGGTGATTCTCGCCCCAGCAATAACGGCAGTTAACACGGCGAAATTGTGCCAACTGATTGGGGTCGGCCTGGACGATGGCCATCAACTGACTCACCAGCAAATCCAGGTCTGCGGTATAGCGTTTCTGGTACTGATTGCGGAAGTAGCTGATAGCGCGAAAAACCTTATCATTTCTTATCAGGCGACTGGCATTTGCGTACAACCCCTGACCTAAATCTGAATATCCTGCGTCACGGTAAGCCGTGGCCAGTTTTTTCCCTTGAGCAACCAGCATGGCGAATTTTGCCTGCTGGTCAGAAATGCCGAATTCATCAGGGGTGAAAGGGATATCAGCATCACTAGGCAACAAGCTGAAGCTGGTATTTTTAGAACCGTTTTTGGATGTCCGGGCATCGTTACATCCCGAACTTTTTTGCTCTTTTCCTGACTGCGAATTCGCGATTTTTTTGGGGTCTTTTTTTCGCGATTTTTTTCCCGAATTCGCGATTTTTCCTCCACTTCCTGAAAGGAGAGCTTTAGCAGCCTTTATCGTGATATGGTTTTTCGCAGTTCCCCATGAATGGCCTTCTCTGTCACTCCACTCTTTAGGCTTTATTCCCGTCTGTCGCCATTCGTTTGCAAACCGGGATAATTCCTCACCCCAGTTCGTCCTGGCCATACGGATTTACCTCCTGGGCTAAAAAGTTTTTTCATCAACAGAAATCTGTCAAAAGGAAATAAAAGCTCGCTATCGGCCAGTGCGCTGGGTGCGCGGCGGGTGCTGATAACGAGCTTTGGCATTATCGCAGCCCCTCACAGAAGAGCTGCTGTAATGCCTAACCATCCTGATGTTGTTGTGATTTCGCATTAACTAAGTCAATGAAGTCCAGGCACATTTCAAGACGATGACCATGATCATCGACAAAGTTATAACGCCGAAATATATCAATAATTTCATTGGGACTTTTCCCCGCAATATGAGGATATTGTTTTGATTCGTAATTATGTTTCATCATCAAATCTCCAGTCAGTTGGGTATGATTCAGCAACTCTCACACTGGAAATAGCCTTTCACAATGGAGGTATCTATCAATACTCTGGTGTTCCATCCAGGATCTATCAGGGTCTTATGAATGCCAGTTCAAAAGGCCAGTATTTTCACCAATTCATTAAAAATGTGTATCCATACCGTAAGGTAGGCTAACCTTCAGTGGGGGAGAAGAGCATCCCCCACATTCATATATCAACCAGATTAGATAACAGAATTTCATGCTTCCTAGACAATGGCGCCCCTTCATTTTTCAGCGAAATATTCTGCTCTTACGGGCGATCAGTTCTGCAGACACTGCCGGACACTATCAACAATTTCGCAGACCTGAGAAGCTGTATCGAAAAGCTGGCGCGCCTTATCTAGGCTGACGCACCCCACCAATAAAAAAGGCACCAGTATCGCTACCAGTGCCCATTTTGCCGCCGCTCGCGGCATTCTGTGTGTCCAGTGTTTTCGGCTCATATCACCACCAACGCACAGCCCAAATCAGAACAGCGACCGCCACAAGGCGAATTGCAAAGGCCGCAGCCCTTGTCAAATCAAGGCTCGCGGGAGTTTCCACTTCAATACCTTTCATAATGGACAACCTCAAAAAGAATCTTTTATACTTTCCCACGAGGATTTTCTCCGTACTCACTACTCACAATTTCCTCTTTGACGTGAAAACTAAAAACCCCGGACTGTTCCAGCAGCCGGGGTTTTTGCTATCTGATGCTGTACCCCTTACTTTCGCTCATAGTAACCCCAGAAAAGAGCCTCCGTGAGTTGAGGGTGTTCAGCACTTCAGCGTCAGTTTTTAAACTGCTACGCGCTCTTTCATCCAGCCGTAGACAAACGACTCGTTGGCCTCGCGTTTTTCTGCCAGCTCCAGATAGCGGTCGCCCTGCGTGCAATTCAGCGCCTTCAGCATCACCAGTTCGCCGTCTTTGCCGCGTTTTTGCAGATAAGTCCGTAGTGCATTAATCGTGCGGGGGCCGATACGCCCGTCTGCGTCCATATCCGGGAACAATTTGCCTTGCAGGTTGAAAACGTTCAGCCAGCGTTGGAGCATTTTCGATGCTACGGACGGCCCCATATTCACACCGGTATCACACAACTCTGCAGCAATATCAGAGGATAATGCGGCCACCTGATCAAAGCGTGGTCCGAACCAGTAATCCGCCTCAAGGATTTCCAGCGCCTGTTCGCGTGTCAGGTCACGCATATCGCCCTGATATCCGTGAGCGCGGGCGACTTTTTCCGTAATACCCCATTTTGTCGGTCCGCCTTTATCATCCGGGTGATTGACGTAACCGCCCTCTTTTCCCAGAACTTCGTCAAAAATTTCATCTTTCGACTTCATATCAGCGCCTTCGTAATACAAAGATTTTTGAAACGTTCCCGCGTGCGCGAATCACCAACACGCAGAACAGCAGATTAAGCCCCACCGCCAGCCAGTTCGCCGCTAACGGGCGACCGCACAGATAGCTGAGGGGCGCAAAGGCATAAAGCAGCATCAGCAGCCAGGCCAGCCATGACATCAGCGGTTTATGTCTGGAATCACGGCGACGATAAAAAAAGAGCGTCAGCACGATAACCGTGCATAACGCCACATTCAGCAATCCGGGAAGGTTACTTAACATTATCGCCTCCTCCACTCTTCAGGCGGGAGAGCAGACAGGACATCAGTGATATAACGTCCTGCCTGTGCACAAAGGACAGCACTTTTACCGACAATACAGACACCAGCACTGCACACAATGCGTCAACAGGTGCACCATCAAACTCTGTATGCTTTACCAGCCAGGATGCCAGAACCTCTGCGCCCAGCACGCCGATAATGAACGACACCAGAAAATGCGCTGCCACACGCCAGGCTGAAAGCGCCTGCGGAATTGTTGCCACAAATAACGCCCCGGCGAACGCACCAAACACAATCCCGAAATCCGTTCCGGTAAACAGCCCGTACACCGTCGCCCCGCCGAGCGCCGCAGCCGTACCGGAACCGGATAAGGGTTCAGACATACTTTTTTCTCCTATAAATAAAAAAGGGCCACCAGCGGCCCGTAAAAAAACAACACCCCGTCAAAGGCACCCGCAGATGCCTTTTGTGTGATGTTATTCAGATTTATGCAGTAAAGGCCGGAGCACAACCAGCGCCATCGCCACCAGCACACCATCTGCCAGCACCGACATCAGCCGTCCGGTGAAATCCACCACCACTACCAGAAACAGCAGGATGGCAGCCAGTACAAGGCGCGCACTTTTCACAGGTACTGCTCCAGCGGTAGCTGAAGCGCCTGAGCAATTTTCTTGAGCTGTGCTTCTTCATCCGGACCAATGCCATCCTGGTCAGCGATATCCAGACACAGGCACAG